CAACAAAATTTTCTTTAAATAGTTTCGCAACTTTTTTGCCTTCTTTGTTGCGTTCCAATAATTTCATACAACAACCCAAGTTTGCGAATCTTCATCCCATTTATATTCAGTTTCACCATCATCAGAAGGTGCTTCTACAGGCGGTATCCACCCAGCTAATTCATCAGACCACACCCATTTAGGATGTGGGCTGGGTGGTTTCGCCCAATTTTCAACTTCTTCATCCCACCAAAACCCGTCGTGTTTTGTTTCATCGTAAGCTACTGGCGGTTCCCAAGTTGCCGTTTCTGTGTTCAAAAGCCATGAAGGGTAAGGTTTAGGTATAACAAAAAGTTTTTCAGCCGGTAACCAATGCCACCCGATCCCTGCATAATTTCCGTGTAAAGGCGTTTTCCCATATTCGTGTTTGTTGCTGTGTGTGTTGTACGACGTTTGTATCCAAGTTCCCTCTAAACCCAGTTCGTGCATAAAATCTTGCCCTCGGTGTTCTTCTCTGTCAGGAACAACCGTTACGTAAACAACAACATTATTTTCGTCTATTTGCGCGAAATGAGCCATCAGACTAAAGTTACCCATCTAATTATTACGTAACCGGAACCGCCAGCGCCGGTAACGCTGTTTTCTTGTGCAGAAGAAGAACCTGAACCGCTGTTAGCTGGTGCAGACGAACTAGCCCCTGAATTGCTTGCCGCAACTCCACTTGGTGCTGTTGCTCCACACCCGCCGTCGCCTCCGCCCGCGGCACCACCCACACCAGTAGTGCTAGCAATGGTACTGCTACCAGCAGTTAAAGCATGATAGGCGCCGTGTCCCGCCGGGCCTCCGCTTATTGGGGCGGCGTAAAAATTCCAAGGTACAAGATTACTAGCGTTTCCACCAGCGCTTCCTATTCCACCACCGCCCCCGGCTTGTGCGGTCGCCGCTGAATTATACGACCCACCACCTCCGGCGTTATTATTGCTAGACGTCCAAGAAGGGTTCGGGGAATAAGAATTAGCGGCGCCAGCCGCCCCAGAATTCCCATAAATAGCACTACCGCCACCGCCACAACCTCCCGCTATGCCATTGTAATAATAGCTTCCCCATTGAAACGTATTACCAGCACCCCCGCCATTAGCTCTTAACGAGTCGCCACCACTTCCCGAAGTTTGAGTACTGTAAGTTTGGTTGCCTTGGTTGCCGTACATCCAAGCTTGCGGGTTGCCGCTACCCGGAACAGACGCGCCGCCTGCTCCTATAACTGCGTTCCAAGTACCAGCCGGCATAGAAGAATAAGTGCCTACCACTTGTTCACCTGCACCCGCACCAGCGCCCGGCTGACTAGTGCCGCCCTGACATTTACCCGCTGAACCCCCACCGCCTATTATGCACCAATCTATAGGCCGATCTGCCGCTGTGTTAAGCGTAAAAGTGTCGTTAGAAGTCCACGTATGATAAGAATAAATCCCGACTACGTTTCTTGTTCCTCCAACGGTCGTAATGTCAAGAGGAGCGCCACCCGCTCCGGAAGATGAAATAACCCCGATTAAACTTTGAAAAAAAGTCATGTTAAAGCACCTATAAGCGACCAAGTGTCAGTAGCTGTTTTAATAAGAGCCGCTGAAGCGTACTGTCCGTCTATTTCTTTGTTGCTGTCTTTCGATTGTAAAGTCACCCCTGAACCTTGCGCTAGTGTCGCGTTAGCTGACCCCAAGTTTTGCACTATGATTTGTGTTCCCACGGGGAAAGCTACGCTACTGTTCGGCGGTACGGTTATCGTTTGCGCTGAACCGTTAGAACTGGTAATCATTTTTCCACCGTCTGTGAGCACTAGGGTGTAACTGGTCCCGGTCTGCGCGTTGAAAGTAAGTATGTTGTCGTTCGGGTTGCCTGTAGTTAAAACCGTGCCTGTGCAGTCTGGTAAAGTAATTGTTCGGTCTGTTGTTGTTGGGTTTGTAGCTATTAAAAATGTTTCGTGCGAATCGGCTGTACCTTCAAAAACGACACCCTGATTAGTGCCGCCGAAATACAAATAGTCAGCTAAAGAAAGTTGACCCAAAACATCTAAAGTTAAATCAAATTGTGAAGCCCCCGAAATTGTCCCACCTGTAAGCGGAAAATAACCTGTTAAAAACGATGAAACAAGGCTTTTCTTTAAAGCGTCGCTGTCGTCTACGTCTTGTATTAGGACGTAATCGGCTGTGGTTCCTACAGCTACCGTAGCGTTATCAACATCAGCGGAAAGTGAAACCGCCCCGGATGTTGCGCCACCAGCAAGCCCAGTGTTTGCCGCTGTATTCACGGCCGTTATATCACCCGCACCGGGTGAAGTGGTCATAGTCGTACCGTCTGAGAACTCTAAACCGCCAGTATCTAAAACAATCCGGTTGTTTGTTAAATCCATAATCATTGGGAGAATCTCGCCAGTGTCACCCGTCATGCCTTCTTTGATCTGGGCTATCAGATAGTCGCGTATTAGCTCCATGTCAGAGCTTGAAAGAACTTCTCCGGCTGTGAATGCTCCGGGTACCCCCGAAAATGTTTGTTGTGCCATTTTTGTTTCCTTATGGTGCCTGTTTGTTAGTTCCGATAATACCGTAATCTGCACTATCGATTATTAAAAAGATCGTTTCACCTGTTCCGCTGGTTCCTATTCGCATAGTCCAGTCTTTCGGTGTAACTTCGTGCGTTACTGATTCAACGCGAAGAACTTGTAACATTGGAGAACTTGAGCCTGCCGGTTGAAATTGTGTTCGCATCGAATCGTAAATACATAATTTCGCTACCTTCTCTGCTTGCGCGTCGGTCATAGCCCGTGGTTTGCATTCCACAGAAGCTATCCGAAGTGCAGGCACAGAATGCAACGCTACGAAACTTTTCATAGCTGATTCCACGTCTGAATCGTTGGCGTTTAACAGGTTTTGTCGAACTATTGTTCGTATACCGTAAGCGGGTTGCCCAAAAACGTTTTCGTCGTATGTTTGAACGGTGCCACCCACCCGGTTGTAAACGCCTCTAGTGTAAAGAAGCTCATTTCCATACGATGTCGTAATGTTCATAAATTCGGGTTCTGTTGCCGCTGTTCCCGCGCCCGCTCCGAACGTCAACCCTGAAGCTGAACCCGTTGAATTGCGTTTTCTGTACGTTAAAACGTTACCCCTGTCAGCCGCTCCTACAGCCGCCCCGCCGGGGCTACCGTGCGCGCAGTAAATAGCGCCGTCCTCGGATTGTGCGAGCCGTTCCATGTACGCGGCGGTCATTGTTTGCGTCACTGTCGCGCCTGCCATTGAAATAGTCGAAGTTTCTACGCTTCTTTCGTTCGGAGTTGACGCCGTTGGGCTACCCGGTTGCGCCGGATAATTGACTGATGCAAGGTTTAACATGTTCGTGAACCGTGTCGAACCCACTTCTGTGGAAAAAGTGTGGCTAGTTATCTCCGTTTTAGCTAATTTTGATAAACCGTCGAAAGCCTTAACAATCACAGTGGAATCTTTACTATTCGGATACAAAGTGTCTACGTCTTCTATCGTTCCCCTGAAAACAGGTGTCGGGTAGGAAGCAGAATTGATGTTAACCGCTACGCGTATTTCGGCGTTGATCCACTGAGCGGCACCGTACGTGCCACCAGCTAACGGGCCGTAAACGTTGCCTGTGTTGTCTAAAGAAACTTTACATTGCCCAGCTCTGAAAGAATCTGTAGAACGTTGCCTGCCTGTCTGCACGTTAATGCCGCGGACGTTAGCTGTAACGTCACGAAAAGCGCCGTCTAAATAAATTTGAACTGTCCAAGTGTCGGTAGCCATTAGATGAAATACAGTTGTTCAAGTAGCATAGCGTCGTTTTTGAATCCGTTCGCTACTGCGGCGTTAACTTCGGCTGTTGTTACCGCTGGGGCGTTTATATTCACGGTTATTGTGTGAGCGCCACCAGCTAAAGACGCTGATTGGAAAGCTGCCGCTCTTGGGTCTAGTAGTGTCGCTCCGGGTGTTCGTGGCGGTGCTTTCACAGTTGCCGCCGCCGCCTTCGCCATTTCTTCAAACTGATCTATTTCTGCGGCTATTTCCTCGTCTGTAGCTGTTGCGCCCATACCGAAAAGAGGATCAGGCCCGACATTAGGATTAAAACCAGCCATACCTGCTGAAGCTTGCCCCGTGTCGCGTCTGATGTCGCCCATTACTGAACCAACCGCCGCCCCTGTGTCTGCTTGATCGCCTCCGAATATCGTATTCCACCATCCGGCGGCTGTTGATGCCATGCCTTCTAACCATCCGAACAACGGGGAAAAAGCCCCTATCATACTGTCTAACAAACCGGGTGCTATTGCTTCTAAATTTTCTGGTATTCCGGTAAAAATGCTATTTACAGAATCTTTAAGAGTGTTTAATACCACCATCACGCCACCTGCTAACAATTCGGCGGCTTGTTTAGCTTCGTCAGCTAAATGATCTACGCGTATTTCAGCTAGTCTTTCGGCGACTTTTCCTAAAGCCGTTAAAAAACCTTCGTCTTTCCATACTGCTATAAATTTTTCAAGATTCGGTATACCTGATTCGACCAAAACTGTTGTTACTTCTTCAAATATTGGAAGTAAAGCTAAACCAATTTCTTCGGCAAGGTTTGTAAATTGCGCAGATAAAGTTCTTTGTTTATTAGCTAAACCGTCTGAAGTTCTTTCAAAATCTCCTTGTTGAACTGTAGATTTTTCCATTATTGATGCGTAAGCCGCTAAAGCTTTCGTCGCGGGATCTAACGCAGATTTCGTGTTTTCTATAAGCCCCATTTCTAAAGCTTTTGTTTTTAACGTGGCCGCGTCTAAAAGAATACCAAAACGGCGTAAAGGCTCATTTTCACCTCTTAAACCTGCCGCTAACGCTGTTAATGTTTCTTCTGGGGAAGCATTGTTAAACGACGCCATGTCCGCGGCTAGTTTCACCATTGTTATAGACATGTCCGCGCCTTCTTCGCCTGACATGCCCATAGCGTGCGTTAAAGCTCCGAAGTTACCAGCGGCTTCTAACGCGTCCCGGTTGCTTAAACCGAAATTAACTGAGGCTGTTTTAGCAAATTTCGCGACGGATTCAGAAGCTTCACCAAAAAGAACTTTATTTTTCGACATAGATTCGCCGACGTCAGCCGCAATGTCTACCATTGGTTTAGTTAAAGCAACGAAACCAGCCGCCGCGGCGCCTATACCAGCGAAAGCAGTCATCCCAGTACGCAAACCCCGTGTAAGCGTTGCGGACATGTTTTGGGAACCCTTGTTGACCCGTTTATACGCTTTGTCTAGTTGGTCTGTTCTGCCAACAAAATTAACCGTTAGCGTTCTTGTAGGTTTTGCCATTAGTTCCCTAGTCTTTTAAGTGCTTTTTCTATTTGTTTCGTGTATTCGCGTTTAATGTAACCATGCGATTCGCGGATAGCTGGAAAAATCACGTAGCCTTTTTTTCCTCTGTGTGGCGGAAATTGTCTAGTCGAACCGTAAACATACTTCCCGCCGTAACGTTTATTTTCAACGAAAACTTTTGTTCCGGTATATTTCCGGTTTGTTCCACCAAATTCGAGACCCATTAAAACGTCGCCTGCGTAAACTTTGTCGCCTCGCCTGTTGCCTGAAGGATACATAGGCGTAACTTTTGCTCGTCTTTTTCCGCCAACTCTTATTCTAGGTGTCGAACCCTGCACAGCTCTAATAGACGGAAGAATCATTTCGTATTGTTCGCGGTGTCTTATACGCATAGCCCGAACGCGCATCACTTTAACCACGTGGGTTGCTATCGCTTTAGACCCTTGTTTTACCATTTTTTTAGTGTCTTTATCTGCGAAACGTAAAGCGCGTTGAAACTCTCTTAAACCTTCGATCTCTGTGCGGTGTTCAAATTCGCTTCTAGGTATCTTGGTTTTAGGCATAACAAGATCGAAAGTTCGCATAACACGTTTATCCGGTCTGTATTTGGTCGTCATCGCCTATTCTTCGCCTGTTCCATCGCTTTTCTACGGTTTTCGTTTTCAGCTTCGATAACCCGCCACATAGCGTCAATGATTGCCGGATCACTCAATAACAACTCGCGGGGGCTGATCCCCGTTTTAACAGCTAACGCCGCTATGTTGACTGTTACTGAGTCCCACCCAAAGGGGCTGAATCCTCGTCCACGATTTCGATTTCTTCCAGATCGTTAATCCAGTCGTCAAACGGTTTAACAGCCGTACCGTTGCCCATTAAAGCCGCTTTATGTAAAGCGTCGTGAGCTACCCACGCGATGTGTTCAACGTGAACATCCTGCATAGCTTTACCCCAACCCATGCCCCATTTTCTTTCAAATGCGACAATCGTAGGCGGCCCGGCTGTTACTTGCCGTTCTTCTCCGTCGTGAATGATCCTTAAATCAAACTGCATACCTCTATTAGCCATTTTTTTGACCCCTTTTCTGCTATTAGCTGGTTGCGCGTGTTATCGCCCCGGTTACTGGCCATGAAACGCTGAGAGTTGCCAAAGTGCCAACCTCTGCGGCTATGGGCGTGTAACTGGTAACGATGCAATTACCCGCATAAGACGGGTTAGTAGCTGACACCGCGGCGCTGGTTGGTTTTAATAGAAACGCTGTGCTAGTTCCCACTAAACCGTTTAACGTCCCGTCGACTTCGCTTGAAGCATAGTCTTGGTTAAATGTCATATTTAATGTTGCGTCGCCAAGCCCACCAATTCGGGTGCGTACAGCATCCCCAAAACTGGTTGTTTCAACATCTTCATATGCGATTTCCAAAGAAGCGCTAGTGATGTGGTCGGACAGATCGACGCTGTTGATTGTTATCGTGGCGGAAGCTCCGCCGATTAGTTCGGCCATTATTCAGCCACCTTTCCGGGCTTTAAATGCCCGCCTTCTATTAATTGTTGTTCCTGCTCATCGGTCATAGCCGCTGAGAAGCTTTCACCCGGTGCGTGTCCCATAACATTATGGTTCCCTACCACCGTGTAATCTTTCTTTTTGCTCGCCATTACGCGTAAACCTCCACTTCAAATTCGATACCGAGATATTCGGTTTCATTAACTGAGACATCGCCATATGTTGACGCTGACGTAACCTGACAATCTGAACAGTTGCCGCCTAGCGTTCTGTCGCCCTCAATGAGAGCGCGGACACTAGACGAACCGCTAACCATGCCGTCGATCAAATCTTGATTAGCTTTCACGTCGAAACGTTGCGCTAAAACAAGGATCGTGAACGAAAACCGTTCCAACCCGTTACCGAACGCCTGATGGTATTCCACGACAGGGCTTCCCGGCAGTACTATCGCACAAGGCGGGGAAACCGTGTCTGGTGCGGTGTCCGCTACCTGAATGAAAACCGTGCTGGTTTCCAAACGGGTTTTGAGTCCATCGCGTATGGCGGAATAGTTAGCCATTTAAGCCACCGCAGGCAGGGCGTAACGTAAAATTAAGGTTTGAAAATCTGGGTCTGATCGT